CCTTACCATTTCGCATTGCCATAAAGTCCAAGCTTAACTTTATTGGCATTTTATACAATTCACACTTAAACACATTCTCTATAACTTTTGCTATTTGCTTTTCGTTATTTAAGTCGTCCTGCGTTTCATAATACGGACGCTTCATAACCCAGCCTCTTCTCCAGTTATCCAAGCCCCAACCGACACGACTTGTACTTCCCTTGCCTGCCGCTTGTCATAAAATTGTTCGACACGTAGCACGTCAGTCTCCAGCCATTGCTTAACTATAGCACGGATTTTAGCTTTTTCGTGTTTCTTTTCCACGTCAAGACTTAAAGCCTCTGCCACGGCAGAACCCACCCACATCTTAGCTTGCACACTTTGCCTGTAAGGGTCACCGTCTTCCAGCGCCTGCCCGACTATCCGCTGCACCTTCATAGCGTCGCGTGTTGTCACGCCGTCAAACAAGTCAGGCATTTTAAACGGAACCGCGACGCCCACGTATTCGCCATTAGGTAGCTGCACGCCTTCCATGCGCCTGTACACCGCCTTCTCTGCCGGCGGCGCCAAGTTAGCCTTACCGTCGTCAACTCTGAATATGCCCAGACTTTGTTGCTCGTTTACACCCAGCTTCAGCGCGTCGTCCTGACTAACCTTATTGATAACTCTGGCAGCTCTAGCAGCTCCGATAAGTGACCCAGCGCCACGCACGCTATCCACCGTCGCGTCGTCGCCGTGCATCTTACGTATGTGATGCGTCAAAACAAAAGCGCAATCAGTTCTATCCGCTATCGATCTGACACTGGCTATCGCCGCATTCATTGCCACGTTATCATTTTCGTTTATTTGATTTGCGCCAACCCACGGGTCAACGAATACCATGCCTATATTGTTTTGCTCTATCTTGTCGGCCATGTATTCCCTGAGCTCCTCGTCTACGTCGAGCCCGTCGCGTGACTGCTTAGCAAATATAATTTTTAAATCGCGGCCAGCGTCCAAAAATAGCCGGCCCCTGACGTCCTCAGCTTTAACTTCGTAATGCATCATGGCGGCAGCCACACGACGCTGCATTTCCTCCAGAGGATCTTCGAGGTTAATGAGCCACACGTTACATTGCTCGTGAACCATGTCCTCCAGCAGCGCCTTGCCTGTTGCAATGGCCAACGCCTCAACTGTTTGCATCGAAGTCTTGCCAATGCCTCCAGCCGACGCCAGTACACTCACGTTAGAACGTATGTAGTGACGCCCGTATATCCATCGACGCGCCGGTATACTTGCCGGATCTATCGGATCATACGGCGTCGGCCACTGTCTTTCTGCCTCAATAGTTTCCTGTTTCACTTGCTCTACCGGCTTTGCCAGCGCCAACGCCTCACGTAACTTGTCCTCACCCACTTCCTTTAGGTAGTCGTTTGCGTCCACGACGTTCTCGACGCCTAGCTCATTAAACCTGACGACGTGCACAGACGTGCTACCGTCGCCGCTGAGCACGTCAGCGCATTTGTCTACGTCCAAGTCAGGATCTGCACATATCGTCACGTCTGAGGCTCTAGGCACGTTGTAAGACTGCATTCCAGCCTTACCAAATGTGCACACGATAGTCGCCTCGACGTTACCACTTGTCGCTTGGTGTACTGACAATGCGTCTTCTGGCCCTTCCACTATTATGATTGCGCCTCCGTCGTGCTCGTCGCCAATACGCATTACGTTACCAGCTATTACGCCACGGCTGTATTTGGATATACCATTGTGTATACGCTTCTTACCTTCCGGCGTTAGTAACACGGCCTGTATGCCCTGCACGTCGCCCTCCGAACTAAGCGCCGGAAATATGATTGCTGGCCCGTCATACACGTTAGGGCTAAAGCGTGCTACATTCGTTGCTGTAGACGCTCTGAGACCCCGTGAGTTAAGGTAAAGCAACGCCGGACGTATTGCGTCCTTGTTGTCACGACTGATAGGCACGGCCCTGTCCCACGCTTCCTTAGCCTTTTTAATTTTGTCTTTGCGTGTTTCCTGATCCCGTACCAGCATTTCCTTGTTAGCCAGCCGGCTAATTAACCTGTCAAACTCTGACACTGTGTAAGGCATTGTGTCTGAATTTTCTAAAATTTTAGGATTTTCACCGCCACGTTTAAAACCTGATCCGATTGTGGCTTTTATCTCTGGATCAGTTAGGCCGACTGACTTTGCAGCCGTGTGCAGCTCCATAATGGCTAGGTCAATGTTAGACGGCGCTAGGTGCGCGTGCCTGCCTAGCAAGTATGCAGCCTTGTTTAATGTTTCATTACGGCCACCTTTTAACGTTAGAGTAACATCTCCGACGGCACTTTCTTTTACTTTTTCAAAATAAACTTCTGACATTTTTTTCTCCCAAATTACAAACGCCCTGCCCAATCACTCAGGCAGGGCGCGTCTTCTTAGAACCCGAAGTCTTTACCTTGGCTACTGTCCCCTGCCGGTTGAACACTGGGAGGTTGCGTTGCAGTCGCGGCAGGCGTTGCCTCATAAGTAGTCGCGGCTATTGCGACGGGTTGCTCATTGCTCACCGGACGATCAATCCACTGGGCAATGTTGAAGCCTACATCATAAGAAGTCCCCTTACCTATCACAACAGGCGTACTGGTTGTAACTTGCACTACCGGTATTTTTGTTGCGAAATTAGGGTCATTCTCAACTTGATTATAAAGCTTGGCGATAAACTGACCAGCTCCATAACTGTTGTTGCTAAATTGAGCTTCACGCCCATTTGCCCAGCAATCTACCTCGAACCCCTTTTTATGTGGGCTCCCCTCAGGCTTTACTAGTGGCTGTGCAGGCGACGGCCACGCTAGAAATTCGCGCACTCCTACGTCAATGTGAAGCCAGCCAAAGACGACGTTTTTAATGTCTATGGCTATTCCTCTAGCCATATCAATATCCTCAATATCGCCTAAAGGTGTTCTCATGGTCCACTTGTTTTGTGGCAAATTAACCCTGACATAAGACATATCAGAGGTGTTGTTTTCGTCTTGAAAAGTAATTGGCATATGTGTCTCCTTGACTACGTTTGCTCATTGGTGAATTTAAAAGTGTACGGAGGTATTTGCAGAGTTTGCAACTCACCAAAATCATAACCCCATACACCACTCTCTTGCGCCATGACAAATTTGTCTAACGCAACTTCAACGGCTGCCCTGCCCTCTTGCAGTGACCTCTCGTCGAGCTCGTAGACGCCTACACAGTAAGGCGCCTCTTTTCCTACAGCAATAAACACGAACCTGTCTATTTCGTGGCCTTCAAGTGCCATACACATACGATAAAATTGGTCCTGTATGTGATAGCCTAACTTACCAGCCTGCGACGCGAAGCCTGACGGCGACGGGTCCACTGTCGTCTTTAAATCAATTATTGCGGCAATGTCTTTGCGCCACGCATCCGGCCTACATCTTAATTCAGCATTTCTTACGTCATCTTTTACAAATACGCTGGGCTCTATTAATATGTCTCCGGTTAAAAGTTTTGCAGCTTCCTCGTTTGCCCACACAGCCTTAGCCATGTCGTGTGCAATTTTATACTCTGCCTCTGTCAGTAATATGGCGCCGGCAGCTTCGGCTTCCTCCTTACGCTCTGTCCACGCCTTGCCACGCCTAGTCTCTGGGCCACACCAGACAGTGTTAGATCTGTGAGGCTCTAAGCAGAGCGTGTGAGTAGCTGTACCCAAGTCAAAAGCTGCTGAGCTTTTAAATTCGCCGTACTTGTAATGCGCTAAAGATTTCTGAGCTATAATTTTTGCACCTGACGCGCTTAATGCTGGCGATAGGTGATATTCCTCATTGTCGAGGTTTAGTTTTATACTCATGCTGTTTGCTCCCATAATTTCCAATGAGTAGAGCCTCGGCTCTGTGTTCATCTTTTTTTCTTTTTAACTCTGACGTTAGGTCAGGATACCACTGCTGTGCTAGACGTCTACTCGCGTCTTTATCTTTTGCCAAGCCTAAGGCTCGTTTCCAAGTGTTGGCGCTTACAATTGTGTAAGGCGATCTAGATAGTGCACAAGTGCTTGTTATCTGTCCGAATGCAAAACCGATTTTAAATGTGGACACGACGCCCTGCTTAGGCATGGCGTGCTGACGCTCCACGTAAATGTGATCGACTTTGTCTCCGCTGGTAATCAGGTCCATTAATGCAGCTACGTCCACGCCGCCCTCGTCGTACACGGGTAAGTCGTGGACCTCAGCCCAGTTTTCGCTGGGTGATAAGAGGGCAACGCCTCCCGTCCTGTAGCCGCAATCAATGCCAATAATCATACTGTAAGCTCTTCCCTTTAGCTTTAGCGTCTTTGACAACTAGCATCTTGACGTACTCATTTTCTGACACGCCAACTCTAGCTGCTTCCTCTTTGATATGGTCAACAAGCTCTTCCTCCATGCGAGGGCCAATCTGCTTTTTCTTGCGCTTGTTCCACTTGCCGCCATCTTTAGTAAGTTCTACTTGCATATTTATCTCCGTATTTGTCAGCAACTTGTTAACACCTAGTTATTAGTTTCACAACCCTTGCAAGGCTGGGGGCCGAAGCCCCCGTTAATTATACTTTTTCAAACCTAACACAGTTTGAATAATCACCTAAAACGTTTGCGCGATATTGATTACCTTCAATCATTACAATATCGTTATCT